GGTACTACGATTATCGTACCGGCGCACGAAGTAGCCCACTTCAAACCAAGTAAAAGTTTCACAATCAACAAGTAAAAAAGTATGGACGAAAACAAAAAAGTAGTAGTAAACCTTCCCGAAGGAACTACGCAGGCGGAAATTATCGTACGTGAGGGCGAGGCCCCCGCAGTTCTTGCCCCCAAGCCCCCGGTAAAAATCGACCTTTCCGGTGTTATCGGTGCGCCGGTTGAATTTTTGGAATTACGGCGGTACGATTCCGAACAAATTAACCCGTTGCGCTGCCACGTCTTAGTAGACCGTGAACAGGTAAGTATTACCCTTATCACGAACGAAGACGACGAATATAGACGCGGGCGAATCGTTGGAAAACTGACTACGCACCCCAAATTTTCCGAATTTGGGATTAACGCCGGCAAAGGTTGGGAACCTAACGAGTTGGGGCAGTTCTTCAAAATGAACCGCGCATTTTTCCCGGACAAAACCGCGAATATGAAGCTCGTAACCGAACTTAAAAACTTCGAAGCTACCGTAAATTCCAAGGTAGAGAAGCAAAAGAGCGAAAAGGGCGACTTCAAAGACAATTATAGCGGCGTGGTTATGAGTAACCTGCCGGAAGCCTTTACCCTTCAAATTCCGATTTTCAAAGGTATGCCGGCGGAAACTATCGAAGTGGAATTTTACGCTTCGGTAAACGGCCGCGACGTAACCCTACAACTTGTAAGCCCCGGAGCGTGCCAGCTTTTGGAAGACCTGCGCGACCGAATTATAGACGTGCAGGTAGCCCGCATTCGGGAACTAAGCCCCGAAATTGCGATTATCGAGCAATAGCAGTATTAACCCAGCTACCCCGGTTTCCGGGCCGGGGTAGCTTTTCAAAAGTAACAAAATGGCAAAAAGATTTATAGATACCGACCTATTTAAGAAACGATTTATAAGGGACTTACCGCCCGCTTATAAATTGCTTTGGGTGTACCTTTTTTGCGAGTGCGACAACGCCGGAATATGGGAAGTAGACTTAGAGGTAGCCGGGCTTTATTGCGGCGAAACGTACGATTTAGAGGACTTCGAAAAAGCCTTTGCCGGAAGAATCCATTTCTTCAATAACGGAAGCAAAGCGTTTTTACCCGAATTTATCATATTTCAGTACGGCGGGTTATCGAACTTGAACCCTACGAACAACGCGCATAAATCGGTATTGCAAAAACTTGAAAAATACGACCTTATGCGGGTTTTGAACGAAGGTATTACCCAGCTACCGCAAGGGCCGACGTTAGGTGCTGGCAAGCCCCAAGGCAAGGGTAAGGCAGCCCCTAAAACAAAAGGCGGTACAATCTTTCAGAAACCTACCTTAGAAGAAGTTGCGGCGTATTGCCAAGAACGGGGCAACGACGTAGACCCGCAAGCGTGGATAGATTACTATACTTCTAACGGTTGGAAGGTGGGCCGCAACTGTATGAAGGATTGGAGAGCAGCGGTTAGAACTTGGGAGCGTAACGAAAAAGGGAATAGCGGAAATGGACGAAAAGGACAACAAACAGGGGCCGCAACGGGTAGACTTGGCGCGGTTCCGGGCGGTACTTCAAAAAAGAAATATACCGATACGCTTTAAGGTCGATAAATACACCGAAGACGTGCCGGCAATGTTGCGCGAATGTTATATAGCCGAAGTTATGCGGCGGCGTATGCAGTTCATCGACGACGAAGCAACCCAAAGCCATATAGAAAAGGCGGCAAAATGGCTGACGGGAAACCATAAACCGGGGCTTCTTCTTCATGGAACAGTAGGCAATGGCAAAACAACCTTAGTTCGTGCAATAGGTAGCCTTATAGGGGTACTGTACGAAAGCCTATATTCAGACCGGCGTAAAAATGTTTTGGCGGTATCGGCTTTGGAACTTGCAGACATAGCCAAGAACCAGCCGGAACGCTTCGACTACATTAAGAAAGCCGAGTTATTGGCGATTGACGACGTAGGTACGGAACCTTCCGTAGTGAAGGTTTGGGGAAACGAAATTAGTCCTTTTGTCGATACGATTTACTACCGGTATGACCGGCAGAAGTTTACAATTATGACCAGCAATCTAAGCGCGGAAGACCTGGCAGATAAATACGGCGAACGGATAGCCGACCGATTTACGGAAATGTTCGACAGAATAGCGTTTGAAAATTACTCTTATAGAAAATAATAGCCAATATGGAAAAGATATACATTTCAGGCCGAATTAGCGGCCTACCAATAGAAGAAGTAGCGGCAAAGTTCGACGAAACGGAAACCAAGTTAAAAGCCCAAGGTTACGAAGTGATAAACCCGCTTAAAAACGGTATTCCGGCTACCGCCTCTTGGGAAGCCCATGTAGCTATGGACGTTCTTCTACTTATGGGGTGCGACGCTATTTATTTGTTGCCCGATTGGGGATTTTCCAAAGGGGCTACGCTTGAAAAGAATTTAGCCGAACTAACGGGAAAGACAATTATTTACGAAGAAGTACCTGCCTTCCAGCACATAAAGCAGGCGATAGCCGAAGGCATGGGCGTTTCATTCTTCGATATTATAGGCGAAAGTAGAGAGCAAAAACACGTCTTTTCCCGTATGATTTTCGCCCAGCTATGCCGTGAAGAAGGGGCAACGGTGGTAAGGATTGCAAAAGAGATGAAGCGGAACCATGCTACTATTATCTACTACCTCAGAAAGTACCCGGATGATTACCGATATACCCCCGAATTTAGGGCTTATGCAAACGCAGTCAAAGCCCACCTATCAAAAGACTAATTTTCCGCGAAAGCGTCTGACTATAATACGAAATGGACAACATTAGATTACTATATATAGACTTGTTTTGCGGTGCGGGTGGAACAAGTACAGGCGTAGAGAAGGCCAACTATAAGGAGCGAAAATGCGCGAAGGTTATAGCTTGCGTAAACCACGACGCGAACGCCATAGCGAGCCACGCGGCCAATCATCCCGAAGCGCAGCACTATACGGAAGATATGCGAACCTTGGACTTACGCCCATTGGCAGAACATACCGCCGAAATGCGCCGAATGTACCCTATGGCGAAAGTTGTGCTTTGGGCTTCGCTTGAATGTACCAATTTCAGCCGGGCCAAAGGCGGCCAGCCCCGCGACGCAGATAGCCGTACCCTTGCCGAACACTTGTTTAGGTACATAGAAGCTCTTACCCCCGATTATATCCAAATCGAGAACGTAGAAGAATTTATGAGCTGGGGCGACTTGGACGAAAACGGAAAACCGATTAGCAGGGACAAAGGGCGGCTTTATACCAATTGGGTAGATAACGTAAAAGCCTACGGGTACAAGTTCGACCATAGAATACTTAATGCAGCGGATTATGGGGCATATACCAGCCGAAAGCGTTTCTTCGGGATATTTGCCAAACCGTACCTACCTATTGTATGGCCGAAGCCTACCCACTCAAAGACCGGGGGCGGCGACCTTTTCGGCAGCTTGGCGAAGTGGAAACCCGTAAAGGAAGTTTTGGACTTTGCCGATGAAGGGGAAAGTATCTTTAATCGTAAAAAACCGCTTTCGCCTAAGACCTTGGAACGCATATACGCGGGCCTTATAAAGTTCGTAGCAGGCGGGAAGGATTCGTTTTTGATTAAATATAATTCAGTCAATAAGAAGACGGGGAAGCATATCCCGCCTTCGATAGATGAACCATGCCCTACCGTAGCTTGCCAAAACAGGTTAGGGATAGCGAACATTCATTTTCTCGCAAAGCATTTTAGCGGACACCCGGAAAGCAAGGTTTCCAGCGTAGACAACGTAGCGGGAACCATTACGACCGTAGACCACCATAGTTTAGTAGGGGCCGAATTTCTTTCGGCATACTATGGAAACGGTAATAATCATTCCGTAAATATGCCTTCGCCCACTATTACAACGAAAGATAGGTTTTCGGTGGTAAAGCCGGAATTTATAGCGAACAATTATAGCGGCGGCGGGCAATTATCATCCTTGGATAACCCTTGCCCGGCGGTAATGACGAATCCCAAGCAAAACGTAATAGCCTGCAAATGGTATCTTATGAACCCTCAATTTTCTAACGCCGGCGGTTCCGTCGAAAAGCCGTGCTTTACCCTTATCGCCAAAATGGATAAAAAGCCCCCGTACCTTATTGCTACGGAGTGCGGACAATTGGCAATAGAGATTTACGAAACCGATAGCGGCCCAATGCGGAAAATAAAGGAGTTTATGGCCCTTTACGGTATCGTCGATATAAAAATGCGAATGTTAAAAATTATCGAGTTAAAGCGAATTATGGGGTTCCCGGAAAACTACACCCTTATAGGGACGCAAGCCGACCAAAAGAAGTTTATCGGCAATGCGGTAGAAGTGAATATAGCCCGTGTTCTTTGCGAAGCCTTGGTAGAAGAAATTGTAGACGAACTATTAAAAGTTGCATAGAATGACACTACGAATTATTAAACCACCGAAACCCGGTAAAATGTTCGTTACGTTGGCTTCTACCGGCTATTTATTTTTCAGTAGCCGAGCAGTTGCAGAACTTAACCTTTCAGAGCATAAAGGGGTACTATTGGCCCACGATGAACGCGGGGCTTTGCACTTGAAAGTTTCCTATAATACAGACCCCGACGCTTTCCGGGTTTATGTACGGAAAAATGGGGCTTGTTCGGTTACGTGTATTCGGGTTGCGCCCTTGTTTCGCCGTATAGGTATCGAAATTAAAAAATCAACCCGGTACAACCTTATCGAAGCATCGGAAGAAGGTTTTTATAAGATAGAAGGACTTAAAACAAAATGAAAACAAAGGATTTAAGCAAGTTGCCGGAAGGAGCTATTTTGCTGGTAGTAAAGAACAGTAACGGGACATTTTCGCCGTTAGGCATAAACCCCGACCAAGGGCGAATTATAACGGCTTTTATCGGGAAATTAAGCGAAGAACAGCCGTTAGTAGTAGCCAAAGGAATAGAGTTAATAACCAAATAATTAAAGCAATATGTTAGTATTAGAAGCAATTGGCAACCTCGGAGCGGACGCCATTATTAAAGACCTTAACGGACAAAAGTACATAGCTTTCAGCGTAGCCCATACCGAAAGCTATAAAGATTCGCAGGGGCAACGACACGAACGTACGACTTGGGTAAGTTGCCTTAAATACGGAGAAAGCCAGGTAATTAACTATTTGAAGAAGGGTACCCGCGTATTTATTCGCGGCGAACTTTCGGCCAAGGCATATGAAGCCGGCGGAGCATTGCAAGCCGGTATAAATTGCCGGGTTAGAGAATTGCAGCTTTTAGGCGGAAACCGGGCTGACCAAACAGAAGCCCCCCAGCAGGCCGTAACGACTTCGGCCGCTACACCAACTTACGCGCCGCCGGCATATCAGCAACCCGAAGAAGTAGACGATTTGCCATTTTAACAATTATCGATATGATAGGAAAGAAATTAAGCCCCGTGCTTGAAGAAATGGAAGCTACCCTTTGGGAGTACGAAGCATTTAACGGAGCAAAACCGAATTACACCTTAGAAGGGTTCCGGGCTTCTACAAAAATATTTATGAGCGCACTATTAGATAAGTTTTTCGAGAAGCAGCAGGCCGAAGGAGTTAGCCAAGAAGACACCTTAAAAGCCGTAGAAAAATTAGGGCAAGACGTTCGGGCCTTGGTCTTTAACGCTACCGGAATAGATACGCACCTACTTTATAACCGAACAAAAGTTAATTAAAATATTGAGTATGAAAGCAAAACAATTTAAGGAAGTAAATGCAGTTTACGGAGAAAATCAACCCGAATATTACCCCCTTCCTGCATATAAATCAGAAGACGGAACGGCGGTTTTTTGCTTTGAGTTGGACGAAGAAGAACGGAAGAAGATAGCGGAAACCGGGGAACTTTGGGTAGCCCTTCGAACATTTAACCAGCCATTACAGCCAATATGCGTAACCGTGAATAAGTCGGACGTTTTAATAACACAATAGTATGAAAGCAGTAGTAACACTTGGCAAATACTTCGGCCCGAAGCACCCCCGTAAAGGGCAAGAAACGGGCTTTATAGCCAAAGTAGCCGACGGGCGGAAGGTACACACCTGCCGAAGCAATTACGGGTATTGGCGGGCAAAAATCGAAAAAATAACGGCTACGGGTGGAGTTCTTAGC